GTGATCTAGTCACCTAGTGATATAGTGAGGTATAACACCCCCGGGGAGGCCGGGATGACTCGACGCTTCGCGGGGGGTAGCACTTACAAATGCAAAAGAGTGAATTTGAACCTAACCACTGTGCAACCATTGTAAAACCCTTGTGAAACCCCTGTAATTAAACAGGAATCATTCTTGTTTAACGGGGGGTAAAACGGGGGTAAATGCTTGATAAGTCTGAGTTTTCAGATATAACAAGCTCACTTGTGCAACGAAGGTTAAATGGACAGAGGCGGGGAGTGTTTAACACTACAAAACGGGGGGAGATTAACAAAGATTAACGAAATTTAATGTAAAAAAGCATAATTTAGTCTTGACAAGATTTAACCAAAGATGGTATAATAGTACTATAAACGAGCCTTAGTGAAGGCGAGTTACAACCCCTGTGAAGTGTACAATATATGTACGCTGAGCAGGTTAGCTTGGTTGTAACGAAGTCTGAGCTTAGGCGAGTCTGCGAACGATTCGTTAGTGAGCAGATATAGAAGGGATTAGACCAATGGAACACTCAATGGAAAACACCCCTGTGAAAAGAGGTAGACCTAAGAAGACTGAAGTAGAAGCTAAGAAGCCCGGTACAGGAGTAAGACCTGTAGGTAGACCTAAGGGTGATGCAGCTATTATTAATGAGTACAAGGCTAGGATGCTTAACTCTCCTAAGTCTAGAAAAGTACTTGATGCTATTTTCAGTGCAGCGTTGAACGATGAACATAAACACCAAGCAGCTGCGTGGAAGTTACTTGTTGATCGTATAGCTCCTCTTTCTGCGTTTGAACAAGACATTAAGAAGTCTGGTGGTAAATCAGGCATCACTATTAATATCACTGGTATAGGTGACAGTGTCAGTATATCTGGTGAAGCGGATGACGATATCATAGAAGGTGAGCTTTATGAACAAGGACTCTAAACTACAGAGGGCAGGAGTTAGTGGTTATAATAAACCTAAGCGTACCCCTAACCATCCTAAAAAGTCTCACATCGTTGTAGCTAAAGAAGGCGATAAAACTAAAACTATCCGTTTTGGTGAGCAAGGTGCAAGTACAGCCGGTAAACCTAAGTCTGGTGAATCAGACAAGATGAAAAAGAAAAGAGCTTCGTTTAAAGCTAGACATAGTAAGAATATAGCTAAAGGTAAAATGTCTGCTGCGTATTGGGCAGACAAAGTCAAATGGTGATTAAATGATCCAGACTGATGATTTCACTTACTTTGTATGGTCAGAGTTCGACTGTAAGCATACTGGTCTCAATGAAATGGACCCAGCTTTTATCCATAAACTGGATGACCTTAGACACGCTTGTGGTTTTCCATTTAAAATTACCTCTGGTTATAGAGACCCTTCTCATCCTGTAGAAGCTAAGAAGTCTTCCCCGGGTATGCACACGACAGGTAAAGCTGCTGATGTTGCAATAAGTCTGAGTTCTCAGAGGTACGTCATTTTACAGGAAGCTCTAAAAGCAGGCTTCACTGGTATTGGTATAGCTGATGACTTTATCCATTTGGATACAAGAGACTCAACTCCTGTTATTTGGACCTATTAAAAGGGTCATGTCTCTAATAAGTATTAGAGAAGTGAACCTTTTGACCGCTAAGGTGTAGTGATGCTTTACACAAGAGATGCAACAATAACAACAACAGACTTGACTACCATCCTGACTGTACCTTCTGGGTACATTGCTCACTGGAATCTGTTGTTCCTGTCTAACCACGGGGGTAGTACCAACAGCATCACTGTGTACATCGACAAGGGTGCAGGTACTGATTTGTACATCATTGATGGTAAGAACGTGTCCTCTAAAGACTTCCTACAGTTCTCTGATGGTATCTTTGTACTGCAACCGAGTGACAGCATTAAGGTTCAACTGGGAGCTTCTGGTAACTTCGGTGTAGCCTGTACGATTGACCTGCTTGAAGCCCCTGCTGTGTTTAATGCGTTTAACGGAGCCTAGATGAGTACAGAAGCTAAGCTTGACGTTAAACTACTTAACTGGCAAAAAGAAGCTTGGGTTGCTGATGAGCGTTTTCAGGTTATAGCTGCTGGTAGACGTTGTGGTAAATCCCGGTATGCTGCTTGGCGTATGATTGTTTCTGCGTTAGATGGTACCCCCGGTGAGGTGTGGTACATAGGTATTACTCAGGGTAACGCTAGGGACGTAATGTGGAAGCTTCTTCATGAACTAGCTAGACCTATCATCAAATCTTCTCACGTCAACAATCTACAGATTACATTAATCAACGGTGCTAACATCTCCCTTAAGGGTAGTGACAGGCCAGATACCTTACGTGGTTCATCCCTTAAGTTAGCTGTACTTGACGAAGCAGCGTTTATGAAGCCCTCTGTATGGGAGGAGATTATCCGTCCTGCTTTGTCAGACCAGAAGGGTAAAGCAGTATTTATTGGTACACCAGAAGGCAGGAACTGGTTCTATGACCTGTATGTATATGCAGAACAGGCTGATGACCCAGATTGGTGTGCTTACCACTTCACCTCTTATGACAATGAACTTCTTGATCCAGCAGAGATAGATGCAGCAAAACGGTCTATGTCTACTATGGCGTTCACTCAGGAGTTCATGGCTTCGTTTAATGCCAGAGAATCTGAGCTGTTTAAGGAAGAGTGGTTGATCTTTGACGAAGAGGAACCTGACGATGGTGATTATTACATTGCTATTGACCCTGCTGGTTTTGAGCAGCTTGGTAAAAAGACTAGCAAAAACCTTGACGATACAGCCATTGCTATTGTTAAAGTAAACGAAGATGGTTGGTGGGTAAAGGATATCAAGTACGGTAGGTGGACCTTTGACGAGACCGTAAGGAACATATTCCACGCTGTACAGAAATACCGCCCTATCTCTGTTGGTATTGAGAGGGGCATTGCTAAACAGGCTATGATGTCACCCCTGTTAGACATGATGAAGCGTCACGGGCTGTTCTTCAGGATAGAAGATGTAACCCACGGTAACGTAAATAAGACTAGTAGGGTAGTTAATGCCCTCCAAGGACGGTTAGAACATGGTCGTATAGTGTTCAACAAGGGAGATTGGAATGTTAAACTGGTAGACCAGCTAATGCAATTCCCCTCCCCTCTTACCCACGATGACCTTATTGACTCTCTTTCGTACATCGACCAGTTAGCTCATGTAGCTTATAGCGATAGTTTCTACGAAGTAGACGAATGGGAACCCTTAGACACAGTATCAGGATGGTAGAATGGAAGATTTTATACAGGATAAAGCGGATATCGTCGAAGAAACCCTTGAAGAATGGGTCATGGACAAGGTTTACCAGTGGCGAGACCACTTTGAAGCCAATTATCAGGAAAATTTTAACGAATACTACCGTCTGTGGCGGGGTATTTGGGCTGCTGAGGACAAAACTAGGGACTCAGAACGGTCTAAGATCATCTCTCCCGCCCTTCAGCAGGCTGTTGAGTCCTCTGTAGCTGAAATTGAGGAGGCTACCTTTGGCAGAGGTAAGTTCTTTGACATTGATGACGATATAGCAGACCAAGAAAAGCAAGATGTAGCAATCCTTCGGGAAAAGCTCCATGAAGATTTTGCTAAACACAAGATCCGTAAGGCTGTTGCAGAGTGTTTGATTAACTCTGCTGTGTTTGGTACAGGCGTAGCCGAGCTAGTTATTGCTGAAGAAAAAGAAATGGCACCCGGTACACAGCCTATCATGGACGGAGAGCTTACGGCAGTAGGTGTTAACATCCGAGATCGGGTAGTAGTTAAGCTACGTCCTATCATGCCTCAGAACTTCCTGATTGACCCTAATGCTACGTGTGTAGAAGATGCTCTTGGTGTAGCTGTTGATGAGTTCGTAAGTCGCCATACAGTGGAATTGCTTCAAGAGCAAGGTGTATACAGGGAAGTCCTTGTAGGCGATGCAAGCCCTGACACAGATATTGAGCCAGACCAAGACCTTACAGTTTATCAAGACGATAAAATACGCCTTACTAAGTACTACGGTTTAGTACCTCGTCATCTTCTTAAGGAGACGGAGGACTACGAAGACTTAGAAATGTCTGACGACAAAGAAAGCTACTACGTAGAAGCTGTTGTAGTTATAGGTAACGAGGGGACTCTGCTTAAAGCGCAAGAGAACCCCTATATGATGCAGGACCGTCCTGTTGTTGCATTCCCTTGGGACGTTGTACCGGGTCGATTCTGGGGCCGTGGGGTGTGCGAGAAGGGCTATAACAGCCAGAAGGCACTGGATGCTGAGCTACGTGCTCGTATCGACGCCTTGGGCCTTACAGTCCATCCTATGATGGCTATGGATGCTACCCGTATCCCTAGGGGTTCACGCCCTGAAATACGTCCGGGAAAGCTCTTGCTTACTAACGGAGACCCTCGTGAAATTCTCCACCCGTTTAACTTCGGACAAGTCAACCAAATTACCTTTGCACAGGCTCAAGCACTGCAACAGATGGTACAACAGGCCACTGGTGCTGTAGACAGTGCGGGTATCGCAGGCAATATCAACGGTGAAGCTACAGCTGCTGGTATTAGCATGTCTCTTGGGGCTATTATCAAAAGGCATAAGCGTACACTGATTAACTTTCAAGAATCATTCTTATTGCCATTTGTAACTAAAGCCGCTCACAGGTATATGCAGTTTGAACCTGAGCTGTACCCTGTTAAAGACTACAAGTTCAATGCTGTATCTTCACTAGGTATCATTGCTCGTGAGTACGAAGTTACTCAGTTGGTACAGTTACTGCAAACGATGTCACCTGAGAGTCCTCTGTATCCTACTTTGATACAGTCAATCATTGACAACATGAATCTTTCTAACCGTGAAGAGCTTATTGCTACGCTTCAAAAGGCGTCTCAGCCTAACCCTGAAGCACAGAAGATGCAACAGGCTATGCAACAAGCTCAGATGGAGTTCCAACAGTCTCAGACGCAGGCTCTTATGGCTCAAGCCCAAGAGTCAGCTGCTAGAGCACAGAAACTCCAGCAAGAGGCTTCTGCTGTTCCTATGGAGATGGAAATTAAGAAGATCGAAGCTATTACCCGCAACATCTCTGCTGGCTCTAAGGATGATGCAGAGTTTGAAAAGCGGATGAAAATAGCAGACCGTAGGTTGAAAGACAAAGACCTTGACATTAAAGCTTTTAACGTAATGAGCCAAAGGAGAAACAATGCTAACCCCCAACGAGTTCCAGAAAATAGTGGATCAAATCAACGAAGCCTTCCAGAAGGCCAACTCCCGAGTTGATGCCTTAGAGGAACAAATTAAAGAATTGAAAGAAGAGAAGGTAAAACGAGGAAGGCCCAAAGCCGCATAGGAGGTGGTCTATCTATCTAGCAAGAATTTACTAAAAATAAAACTTGCCAGATTACTTAAACAGTGGTATAATGTTATATGCTACTACTAACCCTTAAGAACCTAATCTATGGACAAAGAAACAGAGCTGTACTACAGGCACCTTACTGATATGTTCCGTTCTGAAGGATGGAAAGTCCTTCTAGAAGAGTTTAACTCAGATGTCAAAGCTTTACAAGACCTTGATGCTATTAAGACTGAACAAGACCTTTATTACCACAAAGGGCAACTTTACATCTTAAATAGCCTCTTGAATCTAGAAGCCACAGTGGAGTTAATGAGAGAAGAACATGATTAAGGTACGTGATTTTAAGTGTAGTAACAACCATTACTTTGAAGAATTTGTAGCAGATGGTATCACAACCAGTCGGTGCGGGTGTGGTGCTAATGCTACGATAGTCCCGTCTGCAACAAAGACCTATCTTGATGGGTCTAGTGGTGACTTCCCCGGTGCTCACATGCGTTGGGTAAGGGAGCACGAAAAGGCGGGACGACAAACCGAAGAAGCGTAACTACGCCAGCCTTCATTTCATCAATCTCCATAAGGTAATCACCCGGAGTTTAACATGGCAAGAGCAGAACTGCTTGACGAGCGAATGGAAGAAGAGAACACAGAAGAGAACACCCTTTCAGAAGAAACGCAGGATACAACACCTACTCAGGAGAACGTAACTACGCCTGAAGATGACCTGCCAGAGAAGTACCGTGGTAAAACTGCTAGAGAAATTGCACAGATGCACGCAGAGGCTGAAAAGCTTCTTGGTCGTCAGAGCAGTGAAGTAGGAGAACTACGGAGGGTATTCGACACTTATATCCAGTCACAACTCGCTGAAAAGTCACCGAAAAAAGAAGAAGTTGAAGAGACTGTTGACTTCTTTACAGACCCTGAGAAAGCTACAGCAAGGGCTATTGAGAACCATCCGAAGGTAAAGGAAGCTGAGAAGATTGCGACAGAATACCGTCAGCAATCGGCGCTTTCTAAACTTCAAGCTAAACACCCAGATATGAAAACTATCGTTAGTAACGAGAACTTTCAGAACTGGATCAAGGCTAGTCGTATTCGGACTCAACTGTTCGTGCAAGCGGATCAACAGTATGACTACGATGCAGCAGACGAACTTCTTTCTCTTTGGAAAGACCGTCAGCAAATTGTAGCTCAAACTGCTCAGGCTGAAAAAGCTGGTCGGAAAGCTGCTGTACAAGCTGCCAATACTGGCAACGGCAGAACTTCTGGCGAGGTGTCAAAGAAAGTCTATCGACGCTCTGACATTATTAAACTTATGGAAACTGACCCTGACCGTTACGAAGCATTATCGGATGAGATATTCCGCGCTTACAAGGAGGGTCGCGTGAAATGAACTTAAAGGAGAAACAAAATGGCTGGTGAATCAACTGCTGCGTATCCTACAGCGAACGCATTTGTAGACAAAACTGCTGCTGGTACTTTTATCCCCGAAATTTGGTCGGATGAAGTCATTGCAGCTTACAAGAAAAACCTCAAGATGGCACCGCTTGTCAAGCGCATGACCATGAAAGGCAAGAAAGGCGATGTAATCCACATTCCCAAGCCAATTCGTGGAGCTGCTGCTGCCAAGGCTGAAGCTACGGCTGTTACCATTCAGGCTAACCTTGAGACTGAACTGACTGTTACCATTAACCGTCACTTTGAGTACTCACGTTTGATTGAAGACATCGTTGATGTGCAGGCTCTGTCCTCACTTCGTCGGTTCTACACTGATGACGCTGGTTATGCCCTTGCTAAGCAGATCGACACTGACCTGTTCAATGTTGGTACTGGTTTTGGTGATGGTACGTTGAACCTCACTCCGGGTGTAACTGGTACTGCTTGGGAGAACACCAACGTCTACTTTAATGACGCTGGCACTACCCCGACTGTGTACACGGACGATACTGTTGTAGCTGCTGACGTATTTACTGATGCTTTTTTCCGCTTCATGATCAAGAAGATGGACGATGCTGATGTACCTATGGATGGTCGTTGCTTTGTGATCCCTCCGACCCTTCGTTCTGTCATCATGGGTACTGAGCGGTATGTCTCTTCTGACTTCCGTGATCCCAAGACTGTACAGACTGGTCTGATTGGTTCTGTATACGGTATCGACATCTACGTATCAAGCAACTGCCCGGTTATCGAAGCAGCCTCAGAGAACTCTGCCTCTGCTGTTGATACCCGTGGTGCTTTCCTGATGCACAAAGAGGCTATTGTACTGGCTGAGCAGATGAGCGTTCGTTCACAGACTCAGTACAAGCAAGAGTACCTCTCAACTCTGTATACCGCAGATACCCTCTACGGTGTTCAGGCTTACCGTCCCGAAGCTGGTTTTGTACTGGCTGTACCGGAACTGTAA